AAGAATCCCATGTCCACGGAAGATAAACGAATTCGTGGTCTTGACTACTCTGTTGGTATCAACAAGTTCTTTGCACGTAAAGCCGCAAAGAATGAGGAAGTGTTTCTGTTCAATACATTCACAGCCCCCGATCTATATCAAGCCCAGTATGAAGCTGACCAAACACGTTTTGAAGAACTATACGCAAAGTATGAGAAGTCGCGCAAGTTTAAAAAGACGTATGTGAATGCTCGTGAGATTCTGATTACTGTTTTGAATGAGGGTTTCGAGACTGGTCGCATCTATCTACATTGGATGGATGAAATGAATCACAACACGCCGTTCAAGGAAAAGATTTATAGTTCAAACCTTTGCTCGGAGATCGCCTTGCCGACCTCACCGTATCAGGAAATGACTGACTTGTACAGCACAGAAGATCACGGTACTGGCGAGGTTGCAATGTGCTCGCTTGGTGGAATCATCCCCGCTAATATAGACAGTGATGAAATGTATGAAGAAGTTGCCTACTATACATTACTAATGATTGATAAGTGCATTCATAAAGCACACTACGAATTGCCTCACATAGGGATGACTGCAAAGGCTAGGTTGAGCGCAGGAATCGGCATCATTGGTCTAGCTCATCACATGGCCAAAAATAATGTAAAGTATACTACACAGGAGGGCAAGGACTTCATTCACACGACAGCAGAACGTCACTACTACTATTGCTTGAGGGCATCGTTGCGCCTAGGCAAAGAACTAGACAATGCCAAATGGATGCATAAAACAAAGTGGCCTGATGGTTGGTTACCGATAGACACAAGCAATAAAAATGTTGATGATATCGTGTCGAATGAACTTCAATATGATTGGGAAACTCTACGTGCAGAGATCGTAGAGAACGGTGGCATCCGCAACAGTGTTCTGGTAGCACACATGCCTAGTGAATCGAGTGCGAATGCTTCTGGAACTACGAATGGCATTTACCCTGTACGTGACTTGACGCTGATCAAGACTGATAACAATAGAGTCAACTATTGGGCAGCACCAGAAGGGGATCGCCTAGCCAAGAAGTATGACATTGCGTGGGACGTCCCAACCAAGGATATTGTGGACTGTTATGCGATTGTGCAGAAATTTACCGACCAAGCAATCAGTGCAGATATCTACACCAAGCTGATCGGTGATGCAAGTATCGGTAGTGCTGATATGATTCGAGACTTTCTCTACATGACTAAGATGGGACTAAAGACCCGCTATTACATCAACAGTAAGACAAGTAACGGCACTGATCTTAATCAGGATTATGGGATAGATGGTGATGATGAAGGAGTGTGCGAATCTTGCACACTGTAGTATAATATGAATTGGTGGGCGAAACTTCACCCACCAACTTTTTATGAGGAAATGAAATTGTTGACAATGATCGTAGAAGAAATATTAAAGTCTATACCTCACAATCCTCATTACCTTAACAGATATGTAAAATTCATAGAGTTATGTGCAGAGAAGAATTCTAAAGATCCCGACATAGAAGAAACTGAGTTACACCATATATGTCCAAAAGCAAAAGATTTCTTCCCTCAATATAGAGACTTTGCGGAACATCCTTGGAACAAATCTGTTCTTACATTGAGGCAACACTATGTTGCCCATTGGATGCTTTGGAAGGCGTATGGAGGAAGGATGGCATACGCATTTATTGCTATGAGTAATTTCTCAAGGTATGGTGGTCGTTATAGTTCAAGAACGTATCATAAAGCAAAAGGGGATTCTTGGAGATGTCATTCTGAACTTATGAAGCAGTATTATCTCGATAACCCAGATGTTATTGAGAGAATGCGGGAATCGAGAACTGGTAAAAACAGCCCTACGTATGGTCGCAAGATTACGGAGGATCATCAAAATGCTTTGTTAGAAGGCGCTGAAAAATGGCGCAGTATCCCTGGCAATATGGAAAAGATTTCTCAGAATCTTAAAGAATTGTATTCGGTGCCAGAAAACACTCCTTTTTATGGTAGGAAACATACTGAGGAAACAAAGGCCAAAATGAGTGAGAACCAGGCTGGTGATAAAAATTCTTTCTACGGCAAGAAACACTCCGAAGAAACAAGAGCTATTATAAGCGAAAAGGCGACCGGAGAAGGTAATAGTATGTACGGTAGGAGAGGAAAAAATAATCCTAACTACGGTAAGAAGAGGTCAGACGAGTTTAGAGAATCTGCGAAGGGTTCTGCCAACAGTAACGCAAAAGGCGTTGAAATAAACGGAATTGTGTATGGATGTATAAAAGATGCAGCAAGAGAATTAGGACTTGGTTATGTACAATTAAGTCAAAATATCAAGTATAATAGAGAAGACGCACTAAAAAAGATGGGTGTGTTTCAATTTAAATTGTTTAATAAATGAGGAAATTTCTACATGTTGGACAAAACAGTTTTTAATACTGAAAAGACAGACTATGAGAAGCCTTTACTTCTTATGGGGCAGGCTCCTGGATTATTTGACACTGTGAATAAGCATTATCCTGTTATTTGGTCATTATATTGCATGATGAAATCGCTTGACTGGGATCCAAACGAGTTCAACTACGCATCATGCAATGCTGAGTTCAAATCGTGCTCCAAATCAAATTACGACATGATGATCAAGACTCTGGCTTGGCAATGGGAAGCTGATAGTGTTGCGTCTCGCGCAATTGCTCCCGTTCTTGCGCCCTTCATTTCTTCCAGTGAACTATGGGCTGCGTGGCAAAGAATTTCTGACAATGAGGTGGTCCACGCTGCAACATATTCGGAAATCATTAGAAATAGCTTTGATGATCCTTCCGTAATTCTCGATGAGATTCTTAGGGTAGAAGAATCAATGGATCGTCTCACGACCGTATCCAAGTTTCTAGCAGATGGCTATGAATATGCACATAAGTATGCACTAGGTCAAGTTGCAAACGATCAAGAAACTTATAACGTCGCTTTCAAGATGATCATTGCATTGCTTGCGCTGGAGCGAATTCAATTCATGGCGTCTTTTGCTGTTACTTTCGCAATTGCTGATACTGGCCTATTTCAGCCTATTGGAAAGGCTGTTCAGAAGATTGCACAAGATGAACTTGAAGTTCACGTAGAACTTGACAAGGCGGTGCTGAAGAATGAATTGGGCACAGAACGTGGTCGAATCGCATTTGAGCAAACAAAGGACGAAGTTAAGCAAATGCTTGACGAAGTTGTCAATTCTGAAATGGAATGGGTTGACTATCTATTCTCTGAGGGACGTGAACTGGTTGGCGTGAATGCTGACATGCTGAAGAGGTGGGTTCTGTTCAGCGCAAAGGATGTCTACAATTTCCTAGGCATCAAGTCTGAAGACTTCAAGTTTCCACAATCGAATCCGTTGAAGTATATGGAGAAATGGCTGGACATCAGCAAGACACAACCAGCACCACAGGAACAAGATATCGGCATGTATAAAGTGACTTCGATGCGACGCACTGACGAAGATGCTGATTTTGATATTGACTTTTAAGGAGAATGAATGAAAGCAACAATCTACGGTAAAGACGGATGTACAAACTGCGTGAAAGCAGTGAATCTGTGCAAGCTGAAAGGTATCGAAGTTGACTACAAGGTAGTAGGGTCTGATATCACAAAAGAACAACTTGAGGAAAGCATCGGTCGAAGCATTCGCACTGTACCACAAATATTTCTCACATCAGATGGGTTCAGTGAGTATGTTGGTGGATATCAGGAACTGGTAGCGAAGCTGTAACAATTTAGGAGTTGACACAAAAGAAAATCCCTACTATACTATAAGTGTAGTAGGGATTTTCACTTTGATAAGGAATTACATCATGTCGTCAGTTTTCTATTCAATCTACGCCCTCCGTTCCAATCGCATGTCAGATGATGAATGGATCAACGAGGATTACTATCATGTCAATTCAGAAATGTCAATTGATCGTGCAAACTACATGATTTATTCTGACAAGGACATTGACGTGGTTAGAGTCATCCGTAGCGACAACAAGGAAGTAATCTATGAGCTTGAACGAAATTAAGACTAATTGAAAGCCATGTTCCTTCGACTGGTATCACGAATCGTTCTATCATTGTTTCTGGTACCAGTGCTACCGTTAATGTGAGTGTTGTTATTCACTACAGTAGTGGACGAAGGTGCAATCACTGTGCTTCCACCATTGACGTTTCCTTGACCCTGATTGGTTGAACTCCACCAGTTACTGAACCCTTCCATAGCCCTAGAGAAAGCACCAGAAATGGTTCCAGATTCCTCTAGGGTTTCTTTATTGGTTCCGCCGCTGGAAGATTCTTCAACTAATGAGGATTCCTTCAGTTGTTCGTTAGTTCCTCTAACATCAGTTGTGGTTTCATCTTCTCCAGCGAAGAATCCAGTGACACTACTGATTCCCTTACCCAACCACGAATTCTTGACGGACTCAATCTTGGAGTCAAACCAATTGGAGATTGACTCTGATACTGCACTGAACACATTCACGATTTCATCAAAGACGCTACCTATTGAGTCTGTTACTTTCTTGATTACCTCACTAGGGTCAAATTCAGTAGCGAATGTGATGACTTGCTTTGCAGGCCATGTGACAACATCAAGCATCTTGCTTAGTGCATTGTCAATGGATTCAGAAATGCCTAGGAAGAACCCAGCATAGTCTATGTTTGAAACATAGTCTACTGCTTCTGCAAACGGTTTCTTGATGTTATATGATATCAGATTGTAGCTTGCTAGAATCTCACCCTTGATATTGGATAGCGTGGAAGATACGAAGTCAACTGAATCTGAAAATGCTGTTGTTACGCCATCACGAATATCAGAGCCTATCTTAGACAGCATCTGACTACCAGATGACATTGCGTCCGTTACGTAGTCCTTTGCTCCAGATAGGGTATTTGACAAACCATGTGCCATGTCCAAGACACTATCGGCTACTGCTTCCTTCGTGTTGTCAATTGAAGTTGAAACATTGTCTAGCATCGATGTAAACGATTCAGACACAGACGATTTGATGTTATCATATGTACCAGATAACTTAGAGCCAACGTAGTCTATTAGCCTACCATAGTCAAGACCCTTGAGATATTCTAGGGTACCTGTGATTGGCATCAGCAAGAAACTGACGATCTTCTTTCCAGCGTCCAGCAGCTTGCCAAAAATCATCGGCACTGTCTGAGTGAAATGATTCTTGATACCAGTCATCATATTCGATAGACCATCACCCTCGAAGAAGTTGATAATG